ACCGGATGCATATCAGGTCTCTTGGCAAGGTCTGGAGTTGCGATATAAATAACATCGTCCATTCCTTCGCGCTCCTGGACAAGGTACTGTGTTGATCTCTTTTCAACTCTTCGAAATTTTCTTAGGCTTTTCGGCATAAGATCCCCCTTATGGAAATGTAATAAAGGGTGGAGTCGTGGACCCGTCTGGTAGACTTTGAGTCTCTTAACTCCACCCTTATTAATTATAGTTTACAATCGTAAACTATTGTTTACTGTGCATCACTCGGTTCGAAAGCTCTGGCAACCACGGCCCATAAATCAAAGATCGCGGCGGCGTAGGTGTCGTTGGTGGTGAATTTCAGGTCAATGGACCCGTCGGTCACATAAAGGTCACCGAACATCTCGGCGGTACCATCCAGGGCTACCAGCGGGACACAAATGCTCTCGGCGTCGTTCAGGTCGAAATTGCCGTATGCATCAGGATCGGTGCCTGTGGCATCGATTCCAAGCTGGGTCTGAGTTGCATCATTAAACCCAAGGGTAGCGGCGGCGGTTTCGCCTTCCACTGTGGTCACTCGGCAGCCTGCACCGACGATAATGGTTCCGGCGGGTACTTCCCAAATCTGCATAATGTCATTCTCAACAAAACCGGAGAATGAACTCAGGGAGACTTTGGGGGCGGACGCCAGGGCCAGCTTACCGTAATCAACGGCAACCAGGGCCGGAAGGTCGATATGACGCTTCAGGACGGCGAACATGGAGTCGTAGGGCAGAGCGGGGCCTGCGCCTTTAAACTGATAAGTATCACTCATAATTATAATCTCCTAACAATCTTAAAAACTGGTTAATACGTCTTAGAATTTTGAGTCCCTGGAGCCTATATAAGCACTCCAGGAACTCAGGGGGATAGCCGGTTTAGTTGGCCTTATAGATATACAGGTCAACGAGTGCTGTCGGTTTCAGCACCTTATAATCAAACACGTTCAGGCCACGGACCAGGGTACCGAAGGTGGACTCTGCCCGAAGGCTTTCCATCTTGGTCATCTGAGCGGCGAAGGTGATTGCGTGGCGCTGACAAGCGATAATGTGCCATGCGGTCTCACCACCACCATCAGAAACGGCGGTCATCAGGTTCGAATGGTAGATCATGAAACGATCCACCTGGCCGACACGACCGTTCCGAAGCATACTTGTTCCGTCGCCGGACAGGGATGCGTCTTTCAGGTCGGACTTTTTAATCATACCAACCGCGAAAGGCGGCAGGACGATTGAGCGGGAGTCGCTCGGAATGTTGTTCTCGTCCAGGACACTCCCTACATCTACCAGGGTGTCAAGGATATTTACCTTCGTTAAGGCCAGCGGATCGCCTGCGACGCCCATATTGTAACCGGCAGTCTTGGCACCAGCGGTCGCGCCTTTGTTGGTGGAGTGAGCATCGGCATAAACGTCAGCCAGAAACTCTTCATCCACGACGATTTTCATCTGCTCGGAAGCATCGATAGACCAGGAGTCCATCAGGGCGATATCGGTCTGGTGTTTGTCGATATCATCGCAGATAAAGTTGAAGTATTTGGCACGCTCAATCGGGAATTCCACGATGGAGCTTTCCGGTCTCTGGACCACAAGGTTCTGGCCCTTGGAGTAATCACGGATCTGAATGTCCGGCACCTGGCGAATTTTCACAACGTCGCCTTTGTCTTTGATCTCGCCCTCGTAATCGGTATTGGTGATACCGGCGATGACGGTTGCGGCGTAAAATTTGACCAGCAATTTACCGGACCAAATTTCCGGTATAAAGATTCCTGAATATTGTGGAGTCCCAGCAGCAGCATTAATCATAATATTAACCCTTCCTCATTAGTTTGATCCACGCTTAGAAGGGTTTAGGGTCAATCATCACTGTGGTTGCACCCACCCTTTAGCTATGGATTCTTGGTAACTGTTTGAGACCTTATCAAAGTCGGCTTCTAATATCCGGCCCTGAACAAAGTCGTTTTTAGCCTTTAAGAACATCTCGGTTGTCGTGAGACCCTGCTTGTTTGATCCAGGGTCTATATCTTCTCCGGCGGCGGCGGTTCCAGGGACAGCTTGTTGAGCTAAAGTGTCCTCGGTAGATGCATTGTTTGGCATCTGTCCACCTTGCAGGGAACGTTTGAATTCGGTAAAGATTGATATCACACGCTCGGCGTTCATCTCCGTGTTGGCCTTGATAAGTATGGCCTTCCTGGGAATGCCTGTCAGTGGCTCGTCTTGACCCAGCCAGGTAGCAAATCTCGGATCATGGTTGATCGCTTCCCACTCCGGCTTATGGTCGGTACTCACAATAGCATTGTCGAGCGCCTGGTAATAAGTCTGCTTGGCTGACAGTTGGACCGTGTTACCTAAATTCTGTACTGTTTTCTCAACCTTGGCTATTCGATCATTCTCCCCCTGAGTTCCTGGAGTTTGCGAAGTCTGAGAAGCCCTCAGGCTCTCATTCTCTGCGACCAGGTTATTGACCAGACTTGCCATTTTCTCCATCTCGGAGCCATAGCTTGAATAGTCATCAGGGTTCAATTTCTCGAACTTCTTGGCTGGAGTCTCGGTCGCTACTACACCTGGATTTGTCTGAAGGCCCTTAATCATCGACTCTTGCTGATTGATAATATTCTGAGACGTACTTAATGCCGTGGTCATTCTGGCTATCTCAGTGTTATACTTGCCTTCGAGAACATCGAACCGACTTTGCAGCGTTACCAGGTCGTTTCCGGCAGCAGGGGCGGCGACAGCGGGTACATCAACTGCGCCAGGATCTACCCTCGGAAACTCTTGGGCTGTGGCTGCGGCTGCGGTTGCGGCATCGGCTGTCACTTTATCAGCGGCGGCCTTTGCTGCAATAGCGGCTGGATCGGTTAAATCAGGTGCCACGGCAGCCTGAGCATCTCCTGCTGGAACGATAAGGTTGCCTTCTGCATCCAACGTAGCATCCCTGGTCTCTGTCCCGTCAAGAGCCTCTCCTGCGGCCAAACGCCGTTGTAATTCGTCGGCCTCGGCAGCTTGAGTCGCTACCTTGTCCGGCACTCCATCTGTCGTTGATTTTACAACTTTCTTTACCGTCTTCTTTTTCGGCATACTGTATCCCTTCCGAGAGCCTTATTCGCTAAGGTATTCTCGTGTTGCTGCGGGAGCCTTTTTCACAAAGGTATTCCCTCGCTCCATGGATGGTTAAAATAAAAAAGACGCCAATCCAAAATACATTGGAGAGGCGTCTGCGAGTCCAATCAAAAACCTAACAGAATCTTTCGAGAGTGTTAGGAACTATGCAGCATCACTTATAACGTATGGATGCACTAAATGTCTTCCCCTTTTAAAACCTTTTCAAGCATCTTGACACCGAACTTGAACGTTCGTATGAGAGCATGAATAAGGTTGTCAAGCCTGTCTTTTGTTGTTTGAACTTTCATCCCCGTTCATCCCCCGAAGATTTTCAAGCGGGTCTATCAGGCCGAGCGCCCATTGTCCAAGCGGCCACCTAAACAGCGGTACCATAATGTTACCTTGCTGATATGTGGCGTACTTGTTTATCCACGCTCCGAAACGTTCATCATCCTTGACGCTGCCCATAATTCCCACTTTAATGCTATTTGGTTTAACCTGGCACCACCTATGAACGTCACAATCTCGTTGTTCTTATAGATGTAAGTTCCGGCACGCCAGGCATCATCACCCTGGTAATTACCGCGAGGCTCGATCTTAATGTGCTGGGCCTTCATGCAGGCATCAGCTTGCTCGCCGGTCATGTTGGGATTCATTGTCATCCCAATCTTTTCCAAGGTGCCGAAGACCATCGCAGAAGTGAACCGAGTAACCGCGAGTTTGTTATCGAAGAGGCGGTGAACCCGCCCCTTCATTAGATTTTCGAGGTTATCGATATCCTTTTCTTTGAGGTCGTCAAGGGTATCGTCTTTGTGTTCGTGCGGCATTTATGCCCCCTCGTCCGGCGACTCTTTATCGGTCAAGGCTTCGTCCAGGGCTGCATCGGCTGTCATACCCTCTTCCTTCTCCAGGGCAATAACCTCGGCGGGTACCGGATCAACGTCGGACTTTGCCTCGGCCAGGGCTTCACCATCACCGGCTGCCTTGTCCGGTACTTCCTGTCCGGTTAACTCGGGTCCCATGGGTATCGACGGGCGGGTATTCGGGATAACATCTACCGAGACGCCAATCACGCCCTTAGGCGAGAGCATCATAACCGGAAAAAGCTGGGCGTCGTAGGCTTCCAGGATCGTCTTGATCTCCTGTGCTGCCTGCTTCGCTCGAAGCTGATCGTCACCCAAAACTGCCTTGGCACCGTCCGTGTTCAGCGGCGCTCCACCTGGTCCTACAAGTCCTGATTCACTCATAATCGTTTCCCCCTATGGAAATTAAATTGTTAATCGGTTAACTCAAATTCATAAACGTTAACAATACGGATATGCTAAGGTTATCCTTGGTTGATTAAAATAGAGGGGTTGCCCGTTTGGACAACCCCTGCTATTTAGTCAAGGTTTAGGAACGTTTGAACGTAAGCGTCAAGGTCACCGACATTGCGGTATCCGAGGCGGCACTATTCGAAATACTGACAAGCGAGCCAGCGGTACAAGCCTGGTTGTCGCCTGGCGTCATCGTGTCAATGTCACCAGAGTTCGAACCACTGTAAGCAATGGTCAGGGTGTTGGTGACAGCACCGGCAGCGGTCGTAAAGGTCAGTACGTCATCAGCCGTGGTAATGGTACCCCACAATACTGAATCAACCTTCTCGAAGGTGCAGGCTTCCGGCACTACGACGGCGATATAAGCCATGGTCGAAATGTCAAGGATGGTAATGGCCAGATGGAACGTATCCAACTCAGCAGCAGTCGAAACGACGGCTGTACTGTTGATATGGAAGTTGGTACCGGAGCCGTCGATATCAATCTTAGCACCTTCAGCAGCTAAATCGATTTCCTGGCCGGACTGAAACTGTATCAGACCACCAGCGGACAGGACAAGAGCCTTGCTCGACTCAGGAACGCCAGCACCGGAAGTCAGGTCAAGGTAATTCAACTCGGCGGCGGTAGAGGTAACATTGGTACCGTCAACAGCCCAGGTGCCGAGAAAATCGACGTTGCCTGCAAAACCAACGGGCTGGTCAGAGTAAAGTTCTTCACCCAAATTGATCTTGGAATTCGTTATCTCAATGGCATTCGGTACCAGGTCGCTACCAATCTTCAACGACTCATTGGTAACATTGATATCGAAGCTGGCGATGGTAGTGTCATCGTCATCGGAGAGGTACAGGACGATATGACCACCCTGAGAACTGCTGGTCGGAGCGCCTGCGAGCTTTAGCTGACCACCAACGGTTTCATTACCACCTATCTCAAAGTTAGCTACGGCGCTTCCAAATTCAACAGGGGCATCAAAGTACGACTCTCTATTGAAAGTGGTTTTGGACGCAGAGGCGGAAAAGGAAATAAATGACCCAACAGAATCTCTGATCGAAAACGTTTCCGAAGCGGTTCTCAATTCGAAGTGATCGAAGGTGGTATCGTGGTCATCACCGGTCTTAAGGATTATTCTTCCACCCTCGGTATTACCGGTCGTAGAGCCTTCAAGGGTAAGCACACCACCAAGGGTTTCAGCAGAGCCAATATCAAGATTAGCCACGCTTCCAGCGAATTCAACCGGATGGTCAGTGTAAAGGGACTCATTCAGGTTGATAACACTCGCCGTTATCTCGATTGCAGAAGGAAGAACATTGCTACCGATTGTAAGCGTTTCGCTTGTGGCCTGAATGAAAAATTCAATGAGAGTGCTATCATGATCGTCGGCTGTTTGTAACCGAATCATACCACCCTGAACATTACCGGTAGGAGAGCCATAGATTTTTAAGTCTCCGACTTTGACGGCGGACTGACCAAGATTAAGCGCACCGCCAATCATGTCTATTGAACCAGTGATATCGCCGTCGAACCCGACAAGTCCGGTGAAATAACAAGCGGAGTCGATATCAAGCATTGCGCTACTGTGGTCATATTTAAAAATGTCGGTACCATCTGCCAATTCGAGAACGAAGTCAGCGCTGTCCACATGAATCTTGTAATAGGCATTATCTCCGTCGTGGTCTGTGGCAGCGTGCATGATGATTGCGGCACCGGCGGTCTCGCCTGTTTCCATACCATGCAGCGTAAGGGCCGAGCCGGATACATCTGCCTCACCGACAACAAGCTCAGTCGGGCCAGTGGCACCGGCATTGATAAGCAGGCCATTGGGACCGGTTATGGTCCATTGCTCACTGGTACCATCGTACATCAGGGAGTCCTGATCGGTACTCGGGCCAATCAGAAGGTCATCGGAAGTAACACGGATAGAATAGCTGTCAATGGAAGTATCGTGATCGGCTGCGGTCTGAAGCTCAATCTTACCACCAATGGTACTGGCGGTTATAGCACCATACACAAATATGGCACCTTCTTGAACGTCCTGCACGCCAACCGTAATCGATCCGCCGTCTACCGTAATATCACCGGTAAGATCCAGGTCGTCCAGGGTCATATCGCCAACGACAACAAGGTCACCGTCGATAGTGAAATCGTTAATGCCGGAAGTGATATCGGCATTGGCATCAAGCACCAGGGCCTTTAGGGCCTCACCAACTCCAGGTACAAGATCATTAATGTAACCAAGCTCATTCACATCAAGCTCGGACCCAAGGCCACCGTTCTCGGTGCCGTAAAAAATTCTTTCTGCCCGTAGGATACCTACGGTCAATTCATTTCTCCAACTCATTTTGCAATCTCCTTGTTGTTGATAATCCAGGCGCTAAGGCCATGGGTTGCCCTCAGCCTATACTCCTGGCCCCTTTAGGGGATATGGGTTTTTGGTTTTCTCTGCTTTACATGAGCAGCCTCAATGACGCCTGGCGCTTGCCTAACATATTCCAAAAACTCGTCCAATGTTAGGTAACCACCCTGATTCCGACCGAACTTTTCCTCGGACATAATCATAGCGCCGGTTGCGAGGCCAAGCTTGACCTCTTCCAACCACGCAATGATCCTGATAAAGTCATTGTCATGCCGAATGCGTGCCATCGATTCAACTACTCTTTGATCGTCTGGATATGGTATCATCCCATCCCCCCTTTAAGGATTAGACTTTTCCGGCCTCTGCGAGCATATCCTCGTAACCCTTGCGAGCCTTTTTGTTATACGAGCCTGCTTTCACGCCGGACTTTCTCGTCTTCACGCCCTTGCCTATGGTAATGCCGGTGCCTGAAGAGATAACCTTCTTGGTCTCTTTCGGATATTCGTTGCTTGGGTCAGCCATTATTTTCCTTTCTTGACGCCTTTGTTGCCGAACTTCTCGACGGTTTTGTAGCCATCGTCTCCACCCTTCTCGGCGTCGAGTACGTCCTTCTGAGTTCTGGTGGACTTCCAGTTTGCTTTCTTGCCTTTTGCCATGGTATTCACTCCCTTCTTTTTAAATATTTTCCGGTTTATTCAATTCAGGCAAAGCCCCACCCTCGGGACCGCCTGGTTCGCCTGGATTTGCAGCCATATTAGTTGGGCCTGAGCCACCTACCTGACCTGGTATTTCAGCGCCACCTGGAGCGCCTGGAGCGCCTGGAGCGCCACCTGGCATCATGCCTGGCTGGCCTGGCGCTGCGGGTCCACCCTGAGCCATATCCATTGCATCTATCGTTTCATCGGGTATGATCTCGTCCGGCATTTTCAAGGTCTTCAATACTTCCTTGAGGATCTTGGCTCTGCCAGCCATGCCGACGATTGCAAGGTCAATGGGGTTGTTAGTCATGGCCAAGAACTCTGCACGCCTGATCTGAAGCTGTTCTGCTATTACCAGGTATTCAGAAGCCCTTGCAACGATATCAATGTCACCCTTATTCCGTTTGTTGAACTCTTCATCGAATTGCATTTTGTTGAGCCACAACTCGTAGATAATAGGCTTCATAAGGGTCTTGTCGATATTGCCTATGGCATCCTTCATAATCTTTGAGGACGCACTCATGAGCATCGATAGTCCGTGGGCTGTTTTGCCTGCACCACCGACATTGGAGCTACCATGCTCGTAAGCCGGTACGCCTAATTGCTCTCCGGCCTGCTTAAAGAATTGATCGTAAACCGCCAATAGCTCTGCGGTCATGGTATCCGGCTGATAGAAATACACGGCCTGCTTGCCTTGGCCGAGTTCATCTGATTTAGTTTTCCATACCTTCCAGGGATAAATATCCTCTATGTCTTCCTTGGGATCTACCCTGTCTTCATGGACTTCCACCTGTGGGCCTGACGCTATGGCCATATTGTTTACCACGGCCCTTGTGGCTGCGTTACAAATACGCTGACAATCCTCTAAAAGCTCCGGCGGTGCTAAACCCCATATAGAGTCGGGGTTTACCTCAAATGACGCTGCGTAATAATGCCGGTTGCCGAGGGGATGCATATTGAGACGGGCCATGATGACGAAGTTGTCAACCAACCACGCAATGACTTCATAGTCAAAACCGTCGCTCAACTCACCCTTCATGCCCCATTCTTTTAACAACTTACCTTGAATAGGGCCATTGAAAACAACAACCTCGATAGTGTCTCCGGTATCCTCAAGCTCATTGGGACGATCATCAAGGTTAGCTCGCTCCTGGTCGGTCCATAACCAATTCTTTAAGGCACCCATCCGGTGCTGATTAAGGATCAAATCGATTGCATCAGGCTTGAATCCAGGCACACCCCTAAAAGCCATAAGCTCCGTGGGCCTAACACGCATACGCTCGCAGAGATATCCATCGTTCAGGGTGCGAGAGGAAGGGCCTGGGTACATATCAAAAGCTGATACACGCTCCCACTCTCTCGTCAATACCTTCTTGACAACCGGAATTTTCTTCCCTGGCTTGAGCGGGTCATTTTCCCATTGCAGCTTGTTCCTCATTCGAATGACCGGCCCCTTCATGAAGGCGGTCTGGTATGTTGCGAAGTCCTTTATAAAGTCAGCGAACGCCTCATAAAAGTGACCTTCAACGAGGTCGTCCTCAAGGTCGTCTTCCATCCTAATCGTTGACTTGACGGCCTTCTGCAACATATCGCGCCGGATATCCTCGCGGATCTCGTCCATGCGCTCTTGGATCATATCAAGGTTGACGGCTCCAGGACCGGCCATCATCATCATCTGTTTGGTCTCTTCCTGGACTTGCATGGCTATGGCTGCCTCGATATCCATAGGAAGGTCAGGGACCGGAGTAGGATCAATGGTCCACGGCTTCTCGCCGGAAGGCAGCATAACGTCCTTTACCCAGCTTTCAATGGCTCGGCACTTGACGTTCGTAATCATCATAAAGATATTGGACCCACCGAACTTCTCGATCTGTGCCAGGTCCTCGGGGTTGTACTTGCCCTTCCGCTGGCGCTTGGCGCTCAGGAGCTTCTCTTCGACGGTCCACTTATTGATCTTGGCCTTCTGCCATTTTTTCATCACATGGCCTGCAAGACCGAGAACGAGAGGCGAGTTCTGCTCTTTCTCAGCATCACGCTGGGCGGCAGCCTTGGCCTCTATTTCTGCATTACCTACAAAGCGGACCAGACCGTCACCGGCTGGCCCCATGTCTACGGCTCCACTCATAGGTTATATTCCTTTATCTTCGACCGGACCACCAGGGGTCGGTTTCTTATCGTCAGTCCATTCACGCTTAACACCACCGGAGAAGCCCTTATGTGGCATCTTCATAGTGTTGCCCTTGCATTCGATCTCGCGTCCATGGTCATATAGCCGGAAGGACTCGAAGCGACCAATCATCATCTCATTACGCTTGCCATTAACCTTGACAGCCTTGTCCATACGGCTGATTGGTCGGGGCTTACACTCGGTCGTGTCCTTGTCAATACGTCGGCATTTGTATGGATCTGCCCCTTTTTTTGTACCGAAAAATACAAAGTCTTGTA